CTAGGATCAATTTTGAATTCGTTTTCTTTTACTGGATTTTCACAAAATCTCGACTTAAATTCCACCACACGTATTCTTCTCCAGGTACCTCCATCAATCGATGTGACGGTTGGTAAATCATTACAACACATGATCATTGTTCCTTGAAGTTTAAATGAAATGGGTGCTTTAAATAATTCTCTTGCTACGATAGTATCTCCTCCAGTGTATTGTTTTAAAATACCAGTTCTTAACTTGTCATCGTGTTCAGGTTCTTGAAATGTAAAAATTCTTTTTCCACGTAATCTTACTACATCAGGTGATGCGTTGCTTGAACTACCTCTTTTATTTGTTAAAAGGGAGACGTCTACACCAGTGATGTATTCTCCTAAAGTATGTTCAAGAAAATTCACCAATGTTGATTTACCATTCGCACCAGATAAACCTGTCCAAATATAAAATCTTTCATCAGGCATTCCTACTAATGATTTGCCTAGTACTTTTAATGTATATTCTAAAACTCGTTTGTTTGGAATGATTTGACCTAAAAATTTATAAATATCTTTTACATTTTCACACTCTGGATCATAATCAATATAATCATATCCAGTTGAAAATGTAATATAATCACTTTGACATCCATCTCTAAAAGACATTTGATTAAAATCAAATACACCATTTTTAAAACCTACCAAATGTGGTGTTGAATCTAAATTTGTATAAAAATCATTATCGTATGTTTTAAATAAATAAATTACTTGTGAAATAATGCTATTTTTAAAACTTACATTTTCTAATTTGTAAATAATATTATCAACCATTTGATTACGATTGTTTGCATCCATTTTATCATTGTTAATTAAAAAATCTTGTAAATTTTTAGTTTGTAATGATGTATCACTTATTTTAATACTTTTATAATATTTAGGAAGTTCTTCTGAAATCAAGATATTGATTAAATGACTTTTCTTCCATCTAATCCCATCAAATTCATACCATTCTGTATTTTTTATATCATCTACACGAAATCTTTCTTTATAGATTTGAAAAATAACTTTGGCAATAGAATAATGAGATCCACACAAACTACTTTCTAATAATCTTCTAGTTTCATCTGAAACTGTAACTTCTGAATTCCAATACTTTGTTGACATACTTAAATACACTTCTGGATATTTTTCATCGAAATTATCTGGTAATTGAAAGCCAGAATCAGGGTAAACTCGTCTTCTACATTCTTCATCGTGACATTTCATATGAATACCGTTAATATTAATTTCAAAATAAATAGGACTGACATCTCTCTCGTGTTGTCTGTTTTTAAATGGACAATGTTTACCATTAATTGAAATATAATAACAAAAGATTCCTAATTTGTTTTGTTTTGCATAGATTCTTTGAACTGTCATATCAAAATTGGATAAACATTCATAACTATGTTTAAGATCAAATAATAAATTTTTAATTTCGTTTTCTATTTTGTCATTGTTAATTCCTTTTACTGGAATACGATTTTGATTAGATTCTTCTGGTAGGTTGGATGTATTTTTTACATTTGAAATTGTAATATTTGATTTTCTTTTTACTATAGTCTTACAAAAATCTTCAAATGATGTATTTTCTAATTCGATAAATTCTCCAGAATCTAGATTATAAATCTTGTAAATTGCATCTACTCCATTAACATCTTTTTCTAATTCTGCATTTTTAGATTTTTCTACTTTTTTTGATCCAAGCATTCTTAATCCTGTTCTATAAACTGAACAATCAATGCATTTTTTTAAATCGTCTGATAGTTGTTTTTGTAAAATTTCATTAATTAATTTTTTTGCAATTGTATTATTTATAATCAAATTATAAAAGTTTATATGATAGTTTGATCCTCTTGTAGTAATTCTTTTTGAAACAATAAAATCATCTAAATTATTTCCAATAAACATTTCTTGTATAACTGTTTTTGTATTATCAATAATATTATATACATCTTCATCTGATATTTTATATTCAGATCGTTTTGGTGCATCTAAATCAATAAAAAATGAAAATTTTGAGTTATATACTTTTTCTATTAAATATAAAGACTCTCTTTCTTCATTGTTTTTATCTGAAATTACATTGTAATAACGTTTGTAAAATTCATCATACTTGTTATCTGGTACATTATATTTACCATTATTGAATGATAAATGTGTTTGTTCAGAATTGGCGTTTTTTGTAAATTGAATAATGTACTTATTAAAAGACATATGAACTACTAAGTAATTATCAAGATGCTCATTCGTATTTCAATTTTTTTATAAATTTACAAAATCAAATCTTTAATCAGCTTTGTAATTTACAAGTACATTATGTAAATTTATTTTATATAGGTAAAATTATATAAAATGAATAACTACTTAATTTATATAAAAGATAATATTGAAAATACTTGTTATGTATATAGTAATGAATTAGTTGAATTGGGTACTGATACTTTTTTAAAATGTTATGATTGGTTGAAAATTGAATATAAGAGAAAATATCCAGAAAATATAAAAGATATTAGATATATAGTGTCTGATAATTGTTGTGAAATTTTTTGTGAAGAAAATTATATTGAAAAAGGTTGGATTTGGAATTCCACAGATACAAAACGTGTTGTGTTGTACGAATTAAGTAAAATTCCATTGTGTTTCGTCAGTGAAAAAAAAAATGCCGAAACAATGACTGAAAAAAAAACTAACAATTTTGGTATTCAAACAGTCTCTACAGTATCTTATAAAGATAATGCATCTTGTACAGTATCTTATAAAGATAATGCATCTTGTACAGTAGATACAAATTATTTACAACAATCTTATAAAAAATGTCAAGCTAATGATATTTTTACTTGTATTGATGTAGATTTTAATAGTAATGGTAGTGTCTCTAATTGGATGGAAGAATTAGAACCTGTTATAAATAATATAACAAAATTGAATTTGGGAAACGAAGGATATTCTTTAAACCCATTCACTCCAATCAATCAAACAAATCCATTTACTCAAACAAATCCATTTACTCAAACAAATCCATTTTTACAAATGTCAAATAAAGATGCTTTAAGAATCGAATTGAAAAATAAATTAACAAAACCCAATTTTGGATTGCGTTCAAGAAAGCGACGTCTATAAATTATAATTATATACTTAATTAAATGTAAATCAACTTAATTAAATGTAAATCAACTTAATTAAATGTAAATCAACTTAATAAAATGTAAATCAACTTAATTAAATGTAAATCAACTTAATATATATACTTAAATAAAATTATTTATTAATGTATCAATATCAGGAAATATATCATTAAATAAATTATATCTTTTGTTCCAAGATAAAGAATTATTTGCTAATGATCTTTTTTCTTCATCTGATGTTTTAATAGAACCAACTCCACCATTCGTATTCGTATCTGTCATAAATGAAATCATTCCTTCCATCATTGTTAAAACATTCCAAATACTTGTATATGTTTCTTGGTGGAAAGCTGAAAATGTAGTGCATACTTTTTTATTTGTTTCAAATCTTCCATTTGGTGTAATAAAAATAAAATTTGGAGGTTTTAATGGATATTCATTATCTAATAATACTTTTCCAAAGTAAACACCTCCTTTAAAAGGTGTATCATCTAAACTGTGTATAAGAAAATACCAAGTCAATATATCATCGTCTTTATATCTTAAAATTAAATTTGGAAAACTAAAATTTTCTTTTTGGTACATTGAAATTTCTTTATTTAATCTCTTTAAGCATAATCTAGAAGCCATAATTCTTATTAAGATATTTATTTTTAAGTAAAAATTTATTCATTTTCTCTTGATAAAACTTCATCTTGTCTTTCTTCAACTTTTGTTTCATTTTGAGTATCTTGTTGATTTTGAGTAACAGCTTCTTGATTTTGAGTAGTATCTTGTTGATTTTGAGTAGTATCTTGTTGATTTTGAGTAGTATCTTGTTGATTTTGAGTAGTATCTTGTTGATTTTGAGTTTCTAAATCATTTAATGGAATATTATTAGGTAATAAATTATGAATATATCTATCCAACCATACGCAAGTTCCTTTATAAAGGATTAATCCCCAAATTGCAAAATTAATATAAGCAAATACCATAGATACAATTTCTCCATCGCAATTAAAATCAAACACATTTTTTACAAGAGAACATTGTCTTACAACTTGAGATAATGTAATAGCACTGGATAGCCAAAAAAGTGTATATAAAACACCAAATAGAAGAATAGAAGCCAAATGAATATAAATAAGATTTTGAGATCCAATTACTTCAAGAATAAAGTGAAATGTATGTAATAGATATCCTACAATTGAAAAGATTAGTGATGTGATTGATACAAACCAATAAAATTCGTAAATAGAAGTTAATGTAAAAGTAGAATTAGACCAAATACTAACCCCAACAATTGACCCAATTGATGCAATTCCTGATACGATAAAATAATTAGAAATCATTTTATTATTAAAATACCGATCATAAAAATCAATTTTTTATTACTTTACTATGTGTATTGTTTTTATTTCGCATTTTTTTTATTGGATGATTATAATATAATGTCACCAAGTATTTTTCAATTGCAAGCTCTTGGTTTACAAGATGTATATTTGACAAAGGAACCACAAATTAATATTTTCAAATATAATTATTATAGATATGTTAATTTTGCAACTGAAACAGTCAAGTTAAATTTCAATTCATCGGCTAGTTTTGGTCAAAAATCATCTTGTGAAATACCAAAAAGGGGTCATTTATTATCTAAAATCCATTTGCATATTCGTTTACCTGCACTCGTAAAGACAAGTGGTAAATACGCGTGTTGGTCTGATACAATTGGATATGGTATTTTTGATGGTCCTATCGAATTACAAATAGGTGGTGTTATTGTTGATAGATTGTATCCTCAGTTTTTAAATGCTTGGGATGATTTGACAAATGTAAATAAAACACTTGGTAAGAATTTTATGATATTAAAATCAGATGCATATGTTAGTAATTATACAAATGCTACAAAACCTGTAGATTTAGTAATTCCTCTAGATTTTTGGTTTACAAAAAGATATAATTTAGCTCTTCCTTTGTTGAGTATATATCAACAAGATATTAAAGTAAATTTTAAATTAAGATCTTTTTCAGAATGTATAAATTATGATGGTGTAACACCTCCTAGTACTGTAGATATTATTACTTCAGAATTATATAGCGAATATATATTTTTAGATGATGTTATTTTAAAACAATTTCAAGAACAAAAACATCAATTTATTATAGAACAAGTGCAATATAATGGTGATGAAATTATTCCTTCGGTAACTAGTAACTATAATAGTGATATTAAATTTAATCATCCTTGTAAAGAAATTATATTTTTTGCAGTTGAGAGGAATAATATTCAAACAAATAATTATTTTTCTTATTCGAAATCTAGTGATGATTTGCCATTGATAGATGAAGCTTCTTTGATATTAGATGGTAAATATAGATTTGAAAAATTATCAGAATTCTATTATAGAACTGTATTTCCAGACAATGTCCATTCTGTTATACCTATTAAATATATATATACAATGCCATTTAGTTTACGACCAGAAGATAATCAACCAACTGGTTCTTTAAATATGTCTCGTTTTAATGATATCACATTGGCTTTAAAATTATGTAATAATAATCCTAGTATGAATTTGTACATCTTTGGTATATCTTATAATATTTTAACAATTGAAAATGGAGTTTTAAATTTAGAATTTGTTTATGTGTAATTATATTTATTTATCATCATATTTTTATAATACGTGTATTTTTTGGTATAACTTGACCGATTGTATTTGTTAATTTGACATTTTTTAACTCTGTATAAATAACAGAATATCTATTTGATAAATTGTTTTTAAAATCCTTAAATAATATTGCAATTTGATTTAAATAACGTTTAGGTATTTTATCACCGTTATTTTGTAAAATAAAATGTGGACCACTAATTTTTTCCAAATGAAACCACGTATCATTTTGATTACTTGTTTTTAAAATATAATCATTTTCTTTTTGATTTTGACCTATTAATAAATCGTATTCTTTATCGTTTTCTGAAATAAAAATTTTTATTTGTTTCATAATTATTTTATTTATGAAAAAAATTTCAATTATTTAAATTATTAGCTACTTTTTATACTTTGTGCAAAATCCATAGTTTCTACTGTTTGGTCACAATAATCTAGTTCTTGTCTTACAGTGCAAATGGTAATAAATTTTGTGGGTTTCCATTCTTGTTTGTTTTCTTCTGAATTTTCTTCTATTGCTTTTATGGTTAAATTATCTAAAAATTTAAGAATAGGTATCATAAGTACATTGTTTGTACTATCTATTACACTTTCTTCTTGTTGTGGTTGTACAAAAAAGTTTTTGATACGATATATTACATTAAATCTTTTATCTAATTTTTGTTTTGGTGTATCAATCGTCTTACCATTTTTCAAATTAAAATAATATATTAAATGATTAAGTGTCTCATTTACATAAAAAGATTCGTTTAATATTTCAAATACATCTTTTGGATCATAAACTCCTCTATATTGGTCTAATAAATTTTTTTCTATATTAATTACACCTCCAACTGGTGGTGGTGCCATAACACTCGGTAATGATGTTTTATCTGTATCTATAAATGTATTATATATATCGATAGGAGATTCTCTTCCTGCAGTATCTACTATCGTAATAAAACCACGTTTCCCATTTTCAAATGTTATTTCGAATACCAAGTATAAATGTGATCTACTAGAAGAAGGATTGTTTGGTGTCATTTTAATTCTTTTATTTTCTATACGATATTTTTCTATAATATCTGATAATGCATAAATATCTTCGACTTTTAAATTTTTAACATTGATATAACTAGGTATTGCTCTTTCAAAAATCTTAGTTTCATCTACTGAAAAAGCTTTAAATTGAGAGATTTGATTAATTAGATTATATATAATACCAGATAATTGTCTATTGTTAAAATTTATTTTATTGTATGATTGTTCAAATAAATACTTTAAACGAATATTTGTAACATTTTTTAAATTTGATAATCCATAATGTAAAATGCCTGGGTTACCTCTTGATCCAAGTAATGTAAATGATTTACCAGATCCTGAAATTCCATAACCAAAAATTACAATTGAATAACCTTGTTCTACTTGTTTAAATGTATTGTATAAACCCGGACTGATTGTTTCTGATGATTCTATTATATTATTTGTATCTACAACTAATGAATTATCTAGTGGTACAGATCCTCTCTGACCTGTGTATACATCTAAATTTGTAAAATCTTCTTCAAAAATACCATAAAACTCTCCAAAATATATTTTTTGTTTGTATTTTGTATTTTTATCCTCTGAACAGTCTACAATAAAACCACGTGTTTTTTTATTTTCTACAGACTTTATTTCAACCGTATTACTCATTTGATTTGATAATAATGGTTTAACTCTTATGTAAACTCTAACTGCTCCAGATAAATCTTCATATATATTTGTTAAACGTGTATCTTGTTCCCTATAAAGTAACTTGTTCATATTCCAATACTCTAATAAATTTGTTAAATCATTACAAAAACTTTCTGGTACTCTAGATCTGGAGGTTTTTGATTTTAAATATTCAAAATTAGGACTATTTATATATTCTGATAGGTTTAAAAATTGTATATGCTTTGTTATTTCTGTTTTTACTGTATCATAATCAGTTTTTATTGTTTGTTTCATTTCTGGTGTTAAATTGTTAAAACTACCTAAATTATTTTCTATTATATTGTCCAATTTTTTGATAATTTCTTGTTTTCTATAAAATATATTATTCAATGAAACAAAGTTTTTAATTACATCATAACAATTATCATAATCTATACTTACTTCAATAGGAGTATTACGATTTTGTTCCAATAATAATTTAATTTCATCAAAATCACTTTGTAATTTTTCTATACGTTTATTTGATTCTTCTATTTCATTTTTACAAGCTCTTTCTTTCGAAATCATTAACTGATCTTTTTCATATAATAATTCGTCTTTTTCTGATAATAATTTATCTCTTTCGATTATCTCTTTTTCTATGTTAGACAAGTTTTGTTTATTTTCTGATAATTCACTTTCTATATCGGATATTTTCTTATCTTTTTCTAATATCTGGTTTTCTATATCAGATATTTTCTTATCTTTTTCTAATATCTGGTTTTCTATATCAGATATTACATTGTCTTTTTCTGATATTGCATTGTCTTTTTCTGTTATTACATTGTCTTTTTCTGATATTACATTGTCTTTTTCTGATATTACATTGTCTTTTTCTGATATTACATTGTCTTTTTCTGATATTGATAAAGTTAATTCAGATATTGTATTTTGGTTTGCTTTTAATTCCTCTTCTTTTTTAGATAATTCTATAAGTTGATCATTTATTGTTTTTTGCAGGGTCATTTCTATATCTTTTATATTTTGACTTAAACGTTTCACTTCTTTATTAGATAAATTAGATTCCTCAATTTTATCTTGTAATGTTTTTTCTAAATTTTGTTTAATTTGGTTAAATTCTTCTATTAAAAGTTTTTTTTGATCTTTTATATTTACATCTGCTTTTTCAATCCAAGATAACCATGTGTCATTGTATTCGTTAATAGTATTTATAATTTGATCTCTTTCTTTTAATATTTTATCTCTACAACGATTTCTATATCCTTTTAATAATTCTGTTTCTAATTTAGATTTATTTAATTCTTCATTTGCAATATCCAATTCGTTTTTAATATTTTCCATAGAATCTTTTAATTCGTTGACTATTTTATCTTTTTCATCTAATTGTCTATCGTAATCGGATATAAGATCTTTATTTTCTAACAATTGTTGCATTGATTTTTTTTCATTTTCCAAGAGGTTATTTAATTTCTCTTGTAAAATCTCTCTTTCTTTAATGTCTTGTTTATGAATTTTTTCTAAATCTTCTATTTTTAAATCTTTTGATGAAATATATTCTTTTATAGATTCTTTATATTTATTAATGCCATCCAATATTGATTGATTTTGATCAACTATTTGTTGACGACATTCGTTTAATTGTTTTAAAGAATCATCATATTGTTCTGTAATTGATTGTATTTTATCTTCGAATTCCTTTTTAATTAAAACAATTTCATTTGATTTACTATCAAATAATGCTTTATACTCTGTTTCTAAATTATTATTCCTTTCTTCTAATTTAGTTTCCAAATCATATATTATTTTATCGTGGTCTTTTTTAGAAATTGTTTCTTCTTTTTGTTCAAACATACGAAGTAATCTAGTTTTATCTTTTTCTGTGAAACCTTTTACAGTTGGAATTTTTTCGATAGCTGTTTTGATATCAGAAGACGTCAAGTTCTTAATATCAATTGGTTCAATTAATTTACATAATGTTCCATTTGAATTAATAAATCCAATTACTAAATTATCGTCGGATAAAATAAAAGCAATAGCATTTGATTGTTTGAATTTGAATGGTGTAAATACGACTTTAGGATAGTTTTTTTTTATGTAATCTATAATAGATGTTGAATCCATTCTTATTATAGTTTATATAGAAATTAAATGTTTTAAAATATTTTATTTTTCAATATATCCAATTATATTTTGTTTATCATCTGAAATTATTTGTAAACCATCCAATACTATGTCAGATATCATTTCTTGTTCTTTTTTTTGTTTTAAAAATTCTGTTTTTAAAATTGGTTTGCATTGTTTGTATTCAGAATCCCATATTAATTCATAATATGTACAAGGCAAACACCTTTTCTCATTTAAATCATATTGTTCTCCATCTAAACATTTTATTTGTTCCGTTATAGTTTGTGTTTCTTTGTCTGATAAAATAGGTGATGTTTTTATATAGTTTTCAAGATCAATTTTATCTTCCGGTGACATTATTTGTAAAGATGGTAATTCTTCAATAATTTCAGGTAATATCGTTTGTGTATCTATGCTAACTTTTTCAGGTAAAGATGTTTGTGTAACTGTATCTGTTAGTTCAGGTCTTACAGTAACATCTTGCTCATTTGTAGTTATAGCTTGTTCAGGTTCAGTTAATATTGGTTCAGTCACCATTTCTGGTTCAGTTAATATTGGTTCAGTCACCATTTCTGGTTCAGTTAATATTGGTTCAGTTTCAGTAACAGCTTCGGTAACAGATTCTTCTGGTTCAGTCACCATTTCAGGTTTAGTTAATATTGGTTCAGTAACTGCTTCACTGACAAGATCTTCTGGTTGAGTAACTGTTTGAGTAACTGGTTCTTCGGATACTTCGGATATAGTTTCACTGACAAGATCTTCTGGTTGAGTAACTGTTTGAGTAACTGGTTCTTCGGATACTTCGGATATAGTTTCACTAGCAAGATCTTCTAGTTGTTCGGATACTTCGGATATAGTTTCACTAGCAAGATCTTCTGGTTGAGTAACTGTTTCTGAAATTTCAGTAACTGGTTGTTCGGATACTTCACTAACAGGTTCACTGATAGTTTCACTAGCAAGATCTTCTGGTTGAGTAACTGTTTGAGTAACTGGTTCTTCGGATACTTCACTAACAGGTTCACTGATAGTTTCACTAGCAAGATCTTCTGGTTGAGTAACTGTTTGAGTAACTGGTTCTTCGGATACTTCACTAACAGCTTCACTGATAGTTTCACTGATAGTTTCACTGACAAGATCTTCTGGTTGAATAACTGTTTGAGTAACTGGTTCTTCGGATACTTCACTAACAGGTTCACTGATAGTTTCACTGATAGTTTCACTGACAAGATCTTCTGGTTGAGTAACTGGTTCTTCGGATGCTTCACTAACAGTTTCACTGACAAGATCTTCTGTTTGAGTAACTGGTTCTTGGTATGTAACAGTTTCGCTAATAAAGTCTTCAGGTTCTGTTATCAAAGGTTCTTGGTATGTAACAGTTTCTGAAATTTGTTCAGATGGTATTTCAGTTTCTTTATATTCGCTTACAGATTCTGGTATTTCAGATACTTCAATTTTGGAAGTATAATCGCTGATAGATTCTGGTATAACTTCTAATCTATCAGATTGTTTTTTAGATATATTTATAATTTTTATAGGTTGTGAAAAACGTTTAATTTGATTATTTGTATCAACTATACCAATTAAATAATCTTGGTCTTTGATAATTCCTGATATATTTAATGATATTGAAATTGGTGGTAATTGTGATGGTATAATTTCTTGATTAATTGTATTTATTATATATTTTTTTTCATCTTCTGAGATGTTAGATTTGGTGGGTATAAAGTCATTTTGTAATGGATTAAATAATATATTTACTGATTCTGTAAGAGGTTCTGATTTTAAAATTTGTTTTTCAATAATGTGTTGATTATCTGATGAAATAGGTTTTTGTTTTTCAAGAATCATAGGTAATACATTAAATGAGTCATATACAATTGGTAATTTCTTTTTTGAATAAATTGGTTTAAATAATCTATGTTTTTTACCTTTTTTATCTATATATCCAATAATCTTGTTTTTATTATTTTTTATAAAAGCTCTTGCTTTACCGTGTTTAAAGGTTTTTGGTATATCTATTAGATTGGAAGATGGATAAAATAAATTAGGATATAATCTTAATAATCTTTCCATACATTTTTTAGCAGATGCTGTATTATAAAAACACGAATCTTTGTCTATTCGAAAACGTCTTTTCTTCAAATCTTTAAAAGTAGATGCAGTAGATTTTATCAGTCTTCCTGTTATTGGATTTAAATAAAATCTAGGTGTATTACTCATTATATATAATAATATATATAAAAATAATTTAATAATAACTTTAATCAATTAAACAAATAACATCTTTTTTTTGTTTTTCGTCTAAAATAGCTTGTTTATTTGTTTCATCTAATTCTTGTGTTTCTATTTCTTGTGTTTCAGATATTTCTTGTTCTAAAACAAAAGTTGATATATCATCGTATATTTCACAGAATGTATTGTCATATTTTTCATAAAATCCTTTACTTTTAATTCTATGAATTGATTCTTTGTAATCTTCAAAATTTTGCTTATCTTTTTGTATGTGAATAATCGTTTCCCAAGTTTTCTTTATTTCATCTTTTACATTAGCAAACCAAGTTTTACTTCTTGGTACTCTTTGATTATGATATTTTGATATAAAAAAATATGTTGGAATTAATGTATTATCTGATTGTGACATATTATTTTTCCAATCTATATATTGTTGTGTTTCGTTTATATCGATAGGTGGATAAATGAATTTTGGTTCTCCGTCGCATCGAATTTGTAAAATGATTCCTTTTGCTTGTTTTTCACCTACCAATTTTTCTTGAAATTCTTGTTCTGTTCTTAATTCTTCAATTTCACATTCGAAAAAATCACAAAAATCAAGGTCACATGTCTCCAGTTGTATTTGAGTTTGGCACCAATAGTGTATGGGTACTTCTTTTTCATTTATCTTACGACTTTTTGGACATTTAATTTCCAACATTACACCATTGGGTGTAATTCCATCAGGACTCGCAGCTAACCATCGTAATCTTGAATGTGCAATGAGACCAAATTCGTGGACTGTAGTATTGTATAATTGACAATATAATCTATTAGCAACTTCTTCGTATTTTTTACCCCATAATGTATAAATAGAATCTTTAAACACATTTTCTCCATAAAACGCAGCGCATTTTTTAATAATATAATCTTCTCTTGTTTCGTAATGATTAAGTGGTTCGGTATCTTTGTATTTAAAATTCTTCAAATTGAATTGTTTAACGTATTCTTCGCATGTACTTTTTGATTTGTATAAACAACTAGCTGCTTCACTTGCAGTAATTCTTGTGTGACGCGCCGCATACCATTCTGGTGTTCTTTGTTCTGGCTGTGGTTTTTTCATCAATGTCTTGACACGAGCTCTTAATTTTTTTTTATTTGCTTCATCTGTCGCTTGAGATTCTTCCATTTAAATTAAATATATGTTATGTTTAAATTATATTCATTTTATTTTAATTACTTGTTACGTTAAAAAATAATAATTTAACATACGGTACATAATATACTCATATATGATAGAAGAAATTAAAACTGATAATAATTGTATTGTTAGGGCATTTGAAAATAATCCTATATCAATATTACACGAAGATATAAATAATAAACGAGTATACTATTTTAAAGCATCTGATGTTGGAAAAGTATTAGGTATTGTTAATATTAGAACAAGTATAGTAAATTTTGACGATGATGAGAAGGTAGTACGTACTACGTACTCATTAAATAGTGGGAATCCAGATACATTATTTTTAACATCACAAGGTGTTTATCGATTACTTTATAATAGTAAAAAAGATGTTGCAAAAAAATTTAGAAAATGGGCAGGTAATATTCTTGATGATATCATATTTAACGAATCAAAACAGTTAAAAGAACAATTACGAGAAAAAGATGAAATGATAAAATTATTAGAAAATAAACCAGAAACAGAAGGGTTTGCAAGAACAAATGGATATATTTATATAGTTCGTGATAAATCAAAACCGGGTCATTATAAAATTGGTTTAGCAGAGGACCCAAATAAAAGACTTGTTGGTTTAAATTGTGGTTCAAGTACAAATTCGATAGAAATAGTAAAGACTTATCAAAGTAAAGATACTACTTTATCAGAAAAAGTAATACATTCTGTTCTTTATCCGTATAAAATTAAAAAACAAAAAGAATGGTTTTACATACATAACGATGATTTATTAAATATTGTTTTGGATACAATAAAAGATTGTGTACAGTTTACTGATAAATATACATTTGATTCAATGGAAGAACATTTACAATACGTTACTAAAAATATCAATATCATTAACACTAATATTAAAAATCATATAAAATTTGTAACAAAAGAAGTTCAGACAGATATTGAATCTGTAAATAGACCACAGTTACAAGCAGAAGATGATGATGAAATTGTGTTCGATAGATTTTTAAATGAATCGTGTGTATTTGGCGATTTAGTATATTGTTCTAAACGAGACTTGATTTATCAATATAAAATTTGGAGCAAGATAAATAATATTTTCAATCATAAGAATTTTGAACAATATTTATTGACTAAATTTCGATCAAAAAAAATGTTAAACAAGATTTTTAATTGTGAAATGTGTTGTATTTTAGGAATCAATTTAAAGGACTCATTTTATAATTTTAATTTTAAAGAGTCACATAATAATTTTGAAAAATTTATAATAGATTGTTGTGTAAAATTACCAACAGGAAAGTTGAATAGAACTACTATAAAGGATAAATATGAAACGTGGTGTCGTGTGAGAAATCTAGAAGTTCCAAACAAACACAAGATAGTTGATTTGTGTAAATTTTTAGACAAGTATTTTTTTAAAGATAAATTTTATCAAGGAGAGACTACATATTTAGGGTGGTATGGTATTACAATAAAAGAGGATGTTCTCAAGGGTACTGGTATTACATCAACATTATGTAAAAAGAATAAAGTATGTAAAGTTTATAAAGATGAACCAAATATTATAGTTAAAGAGTGGGATTCTCAAAAAACAACAGCTGAAGAGTTGGGGATTCATAAAAGTACATTAAAAAGTCGTATAGATAACAAGTTTATTTTTATTGATGGAGATAGAGAATTTTATTTAATAAGACAACAGGATTTAGTTAAAAACAATTTACGTTAAAAAATATTAATTTAAAACTTTACAGTTTATAAAAATAAAATGAGTGCAGTAGAAGTTGATTCTGTTGAAAGTTTTTTGAATAGATTTGAACAATTGAAAAGTGTATACAATCAAGCTCAAGAGATTCTAGTAAAAGAAAAAAAAACGGATAATCAAAAATACGTAGAATGTATTCAAATTGCAAGAGATTGTATTAAATTTTTGGATGAATTAAATCCATTTGTATCACAAAGACATAAAAAACCTATCATTGAAACTTATTATATTAGTGGTGAATTGTTGATAAGAACAGTTGGTCTACATATGAATAGAGATGGTTTTACTGATGTTGAGAAAAATACATTGTATATGGCTATAGCGCATCTTAGAAAGGTATTGACATTGGAACCATTTAATAAACGTGCTATGGAAATGTTTAAATTGGTATTTTTATATTTGACAATATTTAGTCCAAATGCAGAAGAAAATTTAGTATTGTTAAATCAAATTTTGGTAGTAGATCCATGTGATTATCAATTGCATTATAATTTTGGTTTTATGTATCATCGTGCAAATAAATTAGATAGCAGTGTTTATCATTATAAATTGGCAATTGGTATTATTGATTTGTTAACACAAAATGTAAAAGATGAAAATGCTTTGTTAATTTTGAAACAATTTAAAATTAAATGTTTGAATGGGTTAGGTAGTGTATATTTTACTATTCAAGATAGAGATACTGCTTTATATTTCTTTAACTTGGCTTATGAAATTGATCCAAATGATCCTGATGTAAATAATCAGATTGGTGTTGTTTATACTGAATTAAGAATTACAGACAAGGCTATTGAGCATTATATGCGTGGTATTGAAAATTATAAACGTGCACATATTTCAGTTGATAAGGATATGTTGGTGGCAAGTATGTATATGAATATGGGTTTGGCGAAATGTTATGAATGTGATTTTGTTGGAGCTATTGATGGATATAACAAGGCTTTAAAATACAAACCACGTCTCTCATTGGCTTATCAAAACAAGTTATTAGACTCTAATTATATATCTCATTTGATAGAAGATCCTATGTATATAGCTAGGATTCACAAGGCTATTAATAAGATTTATCCACTTGTAGTTGATGATTACAAGGTATCTTGTCCTGATTATAAAATCAAGGAAGATATTTTGAAATGTAATTCTAAAACTGAATTGGTTAAGCGTGGTGTAAAGATAAATATCGGTTTTGTATCAGGTGATTTTATTTGTCATCCAGTATCTTATTTCTTACATAGTATTTTGAATCATATTAATTATGATTTATTTAACGTTACTTGTTATTCAGTAAAGGTAGTTAGATTGGAAGATTTGTTTCCAAAATGTAACTGGGTAGTTGTTAAGAATATGTCAAATGAAGATTTGAAACGACGTATTCAACAAGATAATATAGATATTTTATTTGATATGTCAGCTCATACAGGTGATAATAGATTGGATACATTTGTATTAAAACCAGCTCCTATTCAGATTAGTTATTGTGGTTATCCAAATTCAAGTGGTGTAAAATCAATGGATTATAGAATTACTGACAAGTTTTGTGATAGTGAAAAGAGTCAGAAATATTATCAAGAAAAGTTTGTATTTATGGATCGATGCTTTTTAGCTTATACACCAAGTATGGGTATTGAAAATATTCCAGATATTGTAAAAGAACAACCTTGTATTAAGAATGGTTATATTACATTTGGTACCTTTAATAGATTTAATAAAATTAATGAAATGGTAATTGGGGTTTGGGAAAAGATTTTACAAAGAGCACCAACTGCACGTTTTGTTATTAAAACAAAAGAATTTTTAACACCAAAATTGAAAAAGAAATTCTTGGATACATTCAAGGATAAATCGGTATTGGAAAGAGTAGTAATTTTACCTTATTCAGATACATATCTAGAACATTTACCAGATTATAATAAAATGGATGTGGCAGTTGATACATTTCCTTATTCTGGAACAACAACTAGTTGTGAAAGTTTAATGATGGGTGTTCCAATTCTTACTTTGTTTGATAATGTAAGACATTACCATTCTCAAAATGTAACTTCATCACTTATGAAGAATTGTGGGTTAAATGAATATGTTACATATTCACAAGAAGAATATATTAAAAAAGCTGTTTGGTTTGCTAATAATTATCAAAAATTAAACGGATTGAAACAAACGGTTAGGGATGCATTTGTAAATGGTCCAATTTGTGATTACACGGGATTCACAAACGAGTTTGAAGATAAAATGGTTACATTGTACAAGAATCATAAGTGGTAAGTTTTTCATTAATTATAATTATAAA